GACAAGAAATATAGCTTTGTGGCTGATCTAAAGACCACAAGGGAGATAGACAAATTTGAATGGAGTGCTGAAAAATATGGGTATGACATTCAGGCTTTTATTTATACTACGCTCTTTGATGTGGACACTATGCAGTTTGTAGTCATTGACAAGGACTCTTGTGATGTGGGCATTTTTGATGTGGAGGACTCCTTTTTGAATAAAGGATACAAGAGGCTCAAGGAGGGAATCAAACACTACAAAACCTTTTTTGAGATGCACAATGATTTGGATAGTTATACTTTAAGAGGTGTACTAAAATGAAAGAGACATTGCAAGAGCAGTTTTTACGCATAGCTATGGCTAGGTTGAAGCCTATTTATAGGTTCAAGCCCCAGCGTTTTGCTATGGCTGCTCACATGTACCGCAGATGGCTTGACCGTCAAATAGCACAATGAGGTGCGGGGGAGGTACTCTTGATGAGTTTTTGGTTTGGTTAAATCCTCCCCCAAACCTTTCTTATTAGGCGAGGAGGGGGTTTTTATTATTAGGTTTTTGGCTTTTCCGCTGCCCCCTCCAAACCTTCCCAAAGTGTAAAATGAAAAGCACTCAAAGTGTAAAATATCGTGTATCGCAATACGCAATAACCTTTAACACCAAAGAGAAATGAAAACACCAATGCAAGAGCATATTGAATGGCTCAAGGGCGAACACAAGAAGTACACCGACCAAGCACAAAAAGAATCATCTATGCAGGTTTTAGGATATGCTTTCAAGATAGACGACTGCATTAAACACGCAGAATCAATGCTTGAGAAAGAGAAGGAAACCATCTGTAACACCTTTAGTGATGCACAACACGGAGCGGTTGAATCAAGATGGACTGCTGAAGAATACTTTGAAGAAATCTTTAACACCAACAAGAAATGGGATATTTAGTAGTTTATGATAAGTTCCTTGAGGATAGCACTTGGCTACTCAATGCCCGAAGGACATTCAAGGAAAAGAGAGATGCACTAATTTTTGCAAGGGACTGCGAGCATAGTGCTTACACGGCAAATGTTAAAATGTATGAGTTATGACCATTGAACACTTTAAATATGTGGGAAGCATCCAACTGCTCCCTTTTGTATCCTACGCCTACGATTCTAAATTTTGTGAAAAGGCGTTATCTTTCGGCTGGCTATGGTGGGGAATCTCACTAGTCAAGAAAGATGAGATGCATATATGAAGAAGCACACTAAGGTTTATTTGCAAGGGATGGGGTACGATACTACGGACTTTATCCCTTGTGAAGTTTGTGGGGGTAAGGCAGTGGACATCCACCATATAGAAGCTAGAGGGATGGGAGGAAGTAAAGAAGCTGACCATATTGAAAACCTAATGGCCTTGTGTAGGGACTGCCACACCCGTTACGGAGATGTGAAGCATCATAAGGAGTGGCTTAAACATATTCACGAAAGAAAGTTATTTAAAAGATGAAAGTAGACATCAAAAAGGTTATACCTAACCCCAGCAACCCCCGCATCATCAAGGATGATAAGTTCAAGAAATTGGTGAACTCCATTAAGGAGTTCCCCCAGATGTTAGAACTACGCCCTATTGTAGTGGATAGCAATATGGTAGTGCTGGGTGGTAATATGCGCCTCAAGGCTTGTCAAGCTGCTGGACTGCAAGAGGTGGATATCCTAATTGCCGACCAACTAACGGAGGAACAGAAAGCCGAGTTTATCATCAAGGATAATGTAGGCTTCGGTGAATGGGATTGGGATTTACTCGCCAATGAATGGGATGTGGAGGCGTTGACGGAATGGGGATTGGATGTTGGTGGATTTGATTTGAATGCAGAGCAGTTTGGTGATGAGTTCTCTTTGCCAGATGGTGACAAATCACCATTCCAGCAAATGACTTTCACTTTAGCAGATGAACAAACGGAACAAATAAAAAATGCCATTGCAGACGTGAAAGCAACAGACGAATTCAAATACTGCGAAACCTTTGGTAACGAGAACTCAAATGGCAACGCCCTCTATTTAATTATTATGCAATGGGCAGAGCAAAAGAAATAGTAGTTAAGGTCATTCCAGCCAAAATTGCTAATGAATTCGTTAAGAAGCATCACTACTCTGGTAAAGTTGTGCCAAATAGCACTTTGCACTTTGGAGCATTTCTTGATGGGAAGCTTCACGGAGTATTGAGTTATGGAACTCCAATGGATAAAAGAAGAGTTATGCCGTTGGTCACCCCATCATTATGGAACGAAATGCTTGAGCTTAATAGAATGGCATTTGATGACTACCTTCCAAAGTATAGTGAAAGCCGATGTATTGCAATCAGCATACGACTTTTAAAAAAGAACGCTCCGCACATTAAATGGATTCTCTCATACTCTGATGGAACTCAATGTGGAGATGGAACTATTTATAGGGCAAGTGGATTCAAATTAACAGGAATCAAAGAAAATAAAACTATTTTAAATTGGAATGGTAAAATAGTAGCCGATAAAACGTTGAATAATTCAAACTATAAAAAAATGGGCTTTAGTGCCTCGCAAGCCAAGAAGGATGGGGCAAAGCCTTTAGATGGTTATCAATTACGATATATTTATTTAATTGACAAGAGCTGCACTATAAATGCGGAGATAATTCCATTTGATAAAATAGACGAAATAGGTGCTGGGATGTACAAGGGGCAAAAAATAACCCTCCAAGAGAGGAGGGCTAATTTGAGCGAGGAGGTCGATTTGAACGCCACTTCTTGATTGGAATACCAAGTGTGCAACCATTACACTACCCTCGCAAAACAAATATACGATAAAGATGGACAAAACTGAACAACATAAAAAGGCAATGCTTGATGCTCTGGAGAAATCTTTGGGCGTTGTAACTGCCGCTTGTAAGGCGGTAGGCATTGGGCGTACTACGCACTACCTATGGATGCAAGAGGATGCGGAATACAAAAAGGCCGTAGAGGACTTAAACGATGTCGCTATTGACTTTGCAGAAAGCCAACTGCATAAGCAAATCAAAGACGGGAATTCCACCGCCACCATCTTCTACCTAAAGACAAAGGGTAAGAAACGAGGCTATGTAGAACGCCAAGAGATAGAGGCAACGGGAGGTAAGATGTTCCAAATAGAGATTCTTGGCGAAGATTCAAACCAATAAGGTATTCGGACACCTACTACGCTCGGATAAGAAAATCATCGTAGAGCAAGGTGGTACTCGTAGTGGTAAGACCTACAATATCTTGCTATGGATTATTTTTAAGTATACCGAGCAAGAGACGAACAAAACAATAACCATCTGCCGTAAGTCCTTCCCTTCCCTCCGAGCATCTGTAATGAGGGACTTCTTTGATATACTACGAACCCACGACCTCTACATAGAGGAACACCATAACAAGTCCAACCACGAATACTACCTCAACGGAAACCTAATTGAATTCATATCCCTTGACCAGCCACAAAAAATAAGGGGAAGAAAACGAGACCTTCTGTATATTAACGAGGCTAACGAGCTTTTTTACGAGGATTGGCAGCAACTTATATTCCGTACAGAGGGGCGCATCATCCTTGACTACAACCCCTCCGACTCATTCCACTGGATTTACGATAGGGTGATTCCTAGAGATGACTCTGACTTTTACCAAACCACATACAAGGACAATAAATTTCTAGACCCAGTTATTATCCAAGAGATTGAAAGACTGAAGGACACGGATGAAGACTACTGGCGTATCTACGGACTTGGAGAAAGGGGAAGCAGCAGAGCTACCATTTTTCAGTTCAGTACCTCAGATGAGCCAAAGGGTCAGCTTGTAGCCTATGGCCTTGACTTTGGTTTTACCAATGATCCCACTGCTTTGATAAAAGTCTACAAGGATGGGGATAACCTATACCTAGAGGAAAAGCTATACCATACCAACCTCACCAACCAAGACATAAGCCAAAAGCTCACGGAGCTGGGCATGACTAGGTATGATGAAATTTGGGCAGACTCAGCAGAGCCAAAGAGTATTGAGGAACTGCATAGGATGGGCTGGAATGTCAAACCAACAGCTAAAGGTGCTGACTCAGTTATGGCTGGAATAGACATACTAAAAAGGCACAAGCTGCACATTGTCAAGGGTAGCCCTAACCTAACAAAAGAGCTGCAAAACTATAAATGGCAAGAGGACAAGAACGGAAACCTATTGAACCGCCCAATAGATGCCTTTAACCATTTGGTAGATGCGATGCGATATGCTACCTTTAACCGCCTTTCTAGACCTAACTA